AGACGAAGTGAAGCTCGGAAGTCGGCTTCGACTTCCTCTGCTTCTTTGGGGTTTAGCCCTTTTAAGATTGATGTTTTCATACGTTAGGAGGTGCAACTTCAGCTTCAACCATCAGGTCTTCACCTGCTTGATTAGCTAATCGTTGAGTTTCTTGTTGATCGAATACAGCAGCATTAGGAGCAAACAGATCATAGCGTCCAAGACCTAATACGTCTTCGACAAGCTTAGCCAGTTGCTTCGTTTGCAGATGTTGAGAGATTTGTTGCCAAACAGGAGTATTAGAAATACCAGTGAGGTTCTGGACCAACTGAGCCTGCGCAGCAAAGTGTCTAGCACCAATAGGGCGCAGAACACCAGAAGCTGTAATATCGTCCTTCGTAATCTGAAGGAATGTAGTGACGCCTAAGTCATTATCCATCACCCGTACAACATCCTGATGGTCCATGTTACGTCTAGAAGTTTCTAACATGGCGTTCAGAAGAGGTTCTAGAAGAGTGATTTCAAACTCTGTCGTCTTCTCTTGGAAGATGCGTCCAGCAGCATTCTGCAGTTGTTGAACTTCAAAGGCTGTCTTCTCACCAGCAGTACGAATACCCATAGCTTCTCTAGGAGCACCCACAAACTGCTCCATACGGCCTTCTAAGCGATCAATTTCATTATTAGCCTGTAGCACCCATTGAACGTTCTTTGCAAGCTCTGTGACGCTGCCATTCTCATCAATGTGGATTTCTTCACCAGGACCATAAACGAATTGTTCAACTTCACCAGCAATAACCAGAGGAGGAAGAACAGCTAAGTCCATAGCGTCTGCTTTCAAGTTCTCAAGGTGATCCATACGATATTGCATACCCACCAGATTTTCTAATGGACCCATAGCCCACAGATTATCTGGACGCTTACGCCATCCTGCATGGTAGATAGGAGCATGACCAAGCCAACTAGGAATCTTCTCCTTATTGATAATCCACATTCTATCACAGATGGTAAGATGAACACCAGTTTCACCTTCTCCTGTTTCAGAGTTGTAGATATCTCCGTAGAAGTCTAGGAACTCAACATATCCAGACTGGAGATATTCTGTGTAATTACCAAAACCATCAACCATCAATCCTTCATTCTTAGCACTCTCTTCAATCCCATAAGCATTCATGTGCTTATAAAGCTCTTTACGCTTACGTAGAGCCTCTTGGAGCCAGAAATTCTCAGGCTCCATAGCAGCCATAGTGTAAAGCTCTCCAACGTTCTTAAGGCTTCTAACGATCTTGAAACTATCTTTGAACGTAGCAGCAAGAGGGTTAAACACAATATCGTAAGGACTAATACGTCTAGCACGAGGGCCGATATAGTCTGTCACCTTCTTGCCAGAACTATCTTCGATGTAAGAACTTTCAAAATCTACAGTGACAAAGGCATTACCATAATCAATATAGTCGTAGATGAGAGAACTTACATCGCTACGGAATCCAGATACACGAAGTTTGTTCCCCATATAAGCTTCAATAGCAGTGACCTTTTGTTTCGTAGCGTCATTCTTACTATAAGCTTCCCACTTCATCCAATCATCATTGGGGAATAAAGCAGAGATGTAATTAGAATGGAGGTTGTCACGAATCTGACAGAGCTTAGGAAGTGTTGTACTGTTCTTCCAAGGAAGACTCTTATTCGTAGTTGTAGTTGTATCAGTAGCAAAGATATAGTCTCTCACTTCTTTCCAACGATCAATTGCTGTTTGTCGTTGAGAATTATAATTAAACCATGTCTGTGCAATGTACTGTGCTTCACCATCTCTTCCATAGCGTTGGCACAATGTTAAAGGTTTGCGACCCATTATATTCCTTTATCTAATTCCACCAAAGCGTGGATGGTAAATGTTATTTTGTCTACGAAGCTCATTACGCTCCACGTTCTTAGGCTTCACTGCAATACCAACCACAGAAGCTAAGGCATCCTTAATGTCATCATGTGCAGGACGAGCTAACACAAGTTGTTCCTCAAGCATGTCCGTGTATCCACCTTTAAAGTGCCAGATATGCATATTCTCATAACGATGTTCAAGAGCAGAAGCAATACGCTCTTCTTTATTACCTTCGTTACGTGTAGGACGATGCTCCTCAATAGAGAGTGTCAATCCTTCTTCTTTCATCTTATCTTTCAAGTCTCTAACGATAACAGCTTGGAACACTGTCACTTCAGCTCTAAGCTTTTTAAACTCCCATTTACTATGGAGGTTCACCAAGTGAGAAAAGTATTCAGAAATCTTATCACTCTTGAACACATCAATGTCAAGAATGTAAATAGTATTAGAACTATCTACACCAATTACGACAATAGCTGTATCGTCAGCCTTCTTAGATCGAGAAGCATTAAAGTCGATGGCAGCATAGACATTTAATCGTTGTCCCTTGAAATACCAATGACCTGCTTCCTGTTTCAAGAATTTCTTATCGTAATATTGGAACTTATCTCTGTTGATTCTGTTAGAACCAGGATCATTTGGATTATTGTAATATTGAGCGTAGAATTGTGTACGATCAGAGTATTCAGCTTTAATACGAGCCAACACTTGATTATCAAATCCAAAGAACTTTTTATCTTCCCGCATAGCCTTAGGCCAAATGAATTGACCATCAACCTCTACTGCGTATTCTTGGATTTCCCAAACAGGCTTACGATCCACAATTTCACCCTCTTCATTATAGATGTCATACTCTTGACCTTTCCAAGTAGAGTAGACATCATTTGGGTGATAACGAGTGCCACAAGCGAGAGTAAAACCCCCAGCATTACGAATAGAAGTGAACTGACTAGACTTCTTAACCACACTTTCTCGTCCATCTTCTGTATATGCATTTTCAGGAACAACCAAGTCATCAGGGATGATGATGTCAGCGTGCCATCCTGTTGTGTTAGTTGTGAGGCCAGCAGTGGATACTGTCTCATCTCGAATACCTTCAAGCTTACGCTTAACATGGTCAATAGAGAACTTACGTTGACTCCACTTCTCACGTTTACCTTCTTGCGGGTTGATATATTCTGGGAAGTAGCGTTGATATACTGTACCACCCATAATATTCTGAATAGCGTAAAGTTGTTTCTCAGCAAGCTCTGCAGTAGCAGATAGATAGAGGATTGTCACTTCTGGATGTCTAGTGATAATCCAAGCAGCCCATGTAGCCACCATATGACTCTTCAAATGTCCACGAGGAAGGAGAATAAGCTTATTGGTAGACTGTTCTTGTCCTTGACCATATAAACTATACTCTTCCATCCACTTAAACATCTTCCGATGGATATCTCCATAGACATATCCAGGATTAACGAGCTTGGCGAAGAAGAACAAATCTACCAGCGCCAGCTCTCTAAGCTCCTTAGCCTCTTGAGGCATCTTCTCAAGCTTTCTAACAGCGTCTAGGCGCCATTGATCTTCTTCCTTAGCCATTAAGCTTCCTTCTTAAGTCTAATGATGTCTGCTGTAAACTCGTCGTTAATACGAACAATCTTAGCCTTCTCACCCTCTACTTCAGCTTTAGAAGGTCTACCAGCAGCTCTAGTAATCCACTGACGATCAGCAAGCCATTTAGAAGCTTGGTAGTTTCCATCATCAGCTTGCTTAATCATAGCCTTAATAGCTCTAGCCCTAAGCTTAATCTCAAGCTCATCACGCCAAGTATCAATCTGTTCACGAATAAGCTTATTATCTAGCATACGAAGCCAATGGTTCCATCCAAGGAAATACTGATTGGCAAATTCATATTCTGTCACATCTTCCATCTCCAGATAGAGACGCTTAATAGAAGGATAGTTCTTACCTTTATATTGGTGGTCATTATCTTTCATCGTATAGACAGCAATGTCTACATCGTATTTAGGCTCTAAGAATAAGCTTTGTGTATAAGGCTTACCAAGCTCATCCTTAAGTTTACTTTTGTCGATTTCCATATTTCTCTAATTCCTTTCGAGCGTTCTCATATTGATTGTAATAGTAGTCACGCTCAGCAATTACTTTTTCTGCTCTGGCAGCTTCCCTTGTAAGAAACTGTCCATCTTCTTTGTAAAGCTCTCTGCCTGTACAGGCTTGGACAACTGTGGTAGTTGTGGAAGAGGGCATACTAGCTGGACGGGAGGGACGGTTTGACAAGCGCTTAAGAGCAACACTAAGCTCAGCATCAATAGAAGCAATCTTATCATCCTTTTGTTTAAG